TTCGGCGGGCTTATCCTGCTTGCCTGCGTTTTCAAGAGCCTTTATGCGCCTCTCTAAATCTTTAATCGTTGTCTGCTTTTGGGAAACCGGCAACAATGTGCCACATTTCCAGCAAAATTTATGTACATCCTTAATGCCGCTTGACTGCTTGCAAGACGGACATGCGTTCATTACCTTCACCCTTTCTTTTTGCATCTTTCAAAATCTCTGCGTATTTGGCCTCGCGCGCCCTCTGCTTTGAGCGCCGTTTAGATTTGATCTCGTTCAACTTCGCGCCGTAACTCATAGGGTCACTCCCCCTAAAGCCGATCTGATTTTTTCGGTTCAGAAGTTCTTCCTTGGATGTAATCGACGTCAATTACTGCCCCATGCTCCAACTCATCAAAATGTTTACGAATGTACAGGTGTGCAATCCGCAGTTCTTCACAATCCTGCTCATATGGATCTGTAACCGCCTTTCCCTCGCGCTCTATAGGGAACATGAAAATATACTCCTGCCAATCTGACGGCCTAAGCCCATAGCCCGATCTGCCTAACAACCATGCCTCAGCCATATTCTCGGCATCAAGTCGGATTGCCATAATCGGCATACAGGTTGCCGGTGCCCTTAATTCAAATAATTTACTTTCCATAATTGCCTCCTATGTAGCGCCCGTAGGCGCTCAGATTAGTGCGATAATCACCATGACCAATATGCCGATAACGGTCAGCATCCACGCGAATTCATTTGATTCCCGGCAGCGTTTTTCAAGCCTGTTCATGCTCCGAACCTCCCCCATATCGTCGTTTCAGGTTCGTCAATCAAATCCTTGTCGCAGTAGTATCCGGATACGTAATAAACCGGTTCCGCGTGGTCGCGGATCATGTTGATTTCTCTGATCGATTCCTCGACTGAATCAAAGTGTCCAAGCATCATGCTGCCGGTGAAAAGGTCAAATCCTAGCAGCTTACCGTTTACCGGAGATAGCACCGGCACGGTGTTGAAATCAGCCTTGTCGGTATCGATCCGGCGCTTCTGATCCCGGTCTTGGTTCCAAACAGTTATTTTCATGAACGCCGCCTCACTGTACAACCGTGAGGCCCTTTAGGCACTCAATAGCCGTCTGCTTGCGAACCTGTGCGATATACTCTTTTGCGGTGATAACGTCCAAAAGCAGCCTTGACGATTCGATCATTTGCCGATAGATTTCGTCGCGCTCCGCCTTATCAGTGGACGCGTCGTAGTCTGCGCGCCTGCTCTCAATGCGCTCGATTAAAATGGTTTCTAAAAGATTAAAGTTTTCTGCGGTCATACAAACAGCTCCTTAATTAAGATGGAGCGTTAGCACGGCTTTTGTATCTCGGTTTTGCAGTTAATCAATCGTTGTAGCCTCGATAGGAATGATCATGTTGGGGTTAAAGTTAATTTCGTAAGCGTATTTGTTTACACCAGTTGTTCCCATATCTTCAACGATGTAAGTAATGTCCCTGGACAAGTAAATAAAATGCTTGTAATATTGACCGTTTTCATTTTCTCCGGTAACTGCAAGGTCGCCGTCCGTTTCCTTTTCGATGGAGAAGTTACCTGTCATTTGAAACAAGATGGACGAATTGCCGTCCTCGGCTCTTGCATTGATAACGGTCAGTTTTCGGGCGACGTTGAAGTTATCGGCCTCAAGCGAAAGATTGTAGCTTACGCGATCAGATTCCCTCTGACAGCCAACCAGCAAAGCAGGAACCATCAGGGCGATAATGAGAATCGAAAAAATGCGCTTCATAATAAATTTTCCTTTCCTTTTATAAAATAGGGGTCGTTTTGAACTGCCTGGATGTTAGACTGCCTATGTATTAGGCGCTTTCCTTCATATATCCTTGCTTCACCAGAAACCGCCGTACGAATTCAATGCCGCGCTGGTACACAACCGTTTTAAAGTTCACGCAGATATCGCCGTTCGGTTTCGTAAATGTGCTCTCGATCACCCGAAAATAACCCCTGTCACAAAACTCCTGATATGGCTTGTTGTCGTACATAAGAATCCTGTTGTCCCTGAGAATCTTAAACAGGGTGTTGCGCCCTCTGTTGAAATGCAGAACCTTTGCCACAGTTCCGATATCTACGCAATCCTTCGAACCGGCGACAGCGTCAAAAAATGCGCCTTTGGGTTCAAGCTCCTTTACCTTGTGCTCCGCGACAAGCCGCGCCTCGCGTTCGGTCTTGATCGTCGTGGCAAGCCGGATAAGATAATCGGGATCGGTAAGTGTGCGCTCAATGACTTCGGGCGTCATGTACGCGCCGTGTTTGCGGATGGAGGGGATAACCTCGTGCGTAACCCAGCGCTTAAATTCTTTGGCTTCGGGCTTACGGCTACCGAGGATGAGGGAATACAGGCCGGCTTCGCTGACTATTGACATTACCTGATCTCCGCCAAGGGTGTCCACTGGATGTACTCCCCTTTCATCGTCGTCGAGTATTGCGACTGACGATCTATTCAGATCAAGAATTTCAAGTACGTCCTTTGCCACAAACCAAGGCTCGCCATCTTTAGCGATTGTACGCACCTGTTTATCCGTATATTGGAATACCGTTAACTGGCTATTGCAATTTTCTGCGATATGCGGTATCATTTGATTGTCCATAAATTTCCTTTCTAAACCTCCTGTGCCGGGAGGTTTTCTGTTGTGGTTTGGGGGGTGTAAGATGATGGCGAATCAATTAAAAGGGAGCCTTAGCCAATCTCCAGCTCGACGTTCACAACAACGTCGGGGCGGTTTTTTCTCAATCCATCACATATCTCCGCTATTTTTGCCAGCGTCTCATAAAGATCATTTAGAGCTATGTGTCCGCCAATGCGAATGTTGATATTCATCCTGTGTTTCCTCCTTTCCTCGAATTGGGGGTTATGTCTATTCAGGAGTTTGCTGCGCGCCGCTTCCTCCACAGCCATCATGCCATGCGCCTCCCCCGCCTATTCCCACACTGCCAACGGCACCATTCCCGCCGTATGAAATATGGGCTCTTTCTTGCCGCTCCTGTATTGCTAATACGAGGGCGGCTATCTCTTTTGGTTCGCCTTTTATAGTGATTTCCACATTAACACCCCCTTTTGTGCTGCCCGCCGAAATATATCCAGATTGTCCCGAACTCGGAAATAATCAAGAGTGCGATTAAGGCCCAAAATATCCAGTTGTGAAACATATCACGGCTCCTTTCTCTGCCTTATTTTTTTGTCGCTCCGATCTTAACCTCTCCGCGCAAAAGCGCCTCCCATAGCTCCGGTATAATCACCGTGCGTCGAATCTTGCCAGACGTATCGACGTAGCCGATGGGCAACACCCCGCGCTCGATCTGTACGGAAACCTTGCGCGGCGTGGTCTGTAAATGATTTGCTACGGTTTTAGATGTAACCCTTAACATATCCACCTCCTTGCTGCTGTTGCGCTACGCAACAGGCTTGTAAAAAAAATAATTCCCATAATTATCGTCCGTTATTCCAAGCCATTGAGCGATTGCTTCCGCCTCATTCAGTGTCATTGGCGATAGATTATTGATTTTTCTGTTAAGAGAGGTTTCGGACAGGCCGATCTTCTTTGCCAGAATTTCTTGCGTTGTCTCGCTTTCCACTATTTTGCCCTTAAGCTTTGCTGCGTTAATCAATTTAACACCTCCTTGTTGCGCTACGCAACTACTATTATATCTATAATTACTACATTGTCAAGAGCACAACATAATAATTTTTTATATTAGTGCAACAATAGTTGCATTGCGCTACAAATAATTATTGCATATTTAGTTATTTTGATATATAATTCCACTAAAATAAGGGGTGGGGAAAATGAACAACAAGGAAATCGGCAAAAGAATAGTGGAAACCAGGACAAAACTCGGGCGCACGCAACAAGAAATAGCCGACGCGGTTGGTGTGGCCAAGTCAACAATTCAGAGATATGAAGCTGGAAAGATAAAAAAAATTAAACTACCAGTTATTTCCGAAATATCAAGAGCGCTAAATATAAACCCCGTGTGGCTTATTGGAAAAACGGACATAAAAAACCCCGCCGCTGATATCAGCGACGAGATTAGTAGAAAAGCAATAAGGTTTTATATGTCATTTATAGAAAACGGGGTTGATCCGGAAGCATTAACCGATATCGACAAGAAAGCTGTTGCCGCGATTTTTAAGACGCTCCCTAAAAAGCAAGACTAATGTTTCCATTTCTTCTTCACTGAATTCTAACGCTTCGCAAAGACAACACATCTCGCGGTAAAATTCCTCCGGCGTCATATGTATCCTTCTTTCGCACTTATCAGTCCCCTTGATTTTTATAATAGAACGTATGTTCGATATAGTCAAGCTTTATTTTGCGTTACGGAATAAATTTATCTTGCTTGATTAAAGGGAAATCCACGTTAAACTTCTTGCGGGCGTTACGACCGCTTTTAACATTAAAAGATGAAGTTCCATTATCATTTTAGCACTTCCTTTAAGAATAAAATAGCGGCCTTATTGGCCACCATAGGTCACAACTGGCTGCCATTTTACAGGCCCTTTAGTTTTGCGTCCTCACCTTTCGGTAAGTTTGCCAAATATTAACTTATAAAGCGTTGTAAATTGGATGCATTTACAATATAATACAAATTATTAGCAATTGCAAGCTGTCTTGCAATAATTATTTGAAAGAAGGAATGTACCATGGCAGTTTTGGGCGTATTAAGCACGCTTGGACTTATTGTATTTATTGTTTGGCTCATAATATCGGCGATAAGAAAAAGGAAGAAGAAAGCGCCGCTGATCGGGCTGATTGCGTGCCTTATTGTTCTTTGCGTTGCGGCGAGCAATACCGATACTTCCGGCAATACAGGCAGCCCAATTAACGACGAAACAAGCACGTCCGCGCAACCGGACGATCCAATACCCGCAGTGGCGGCAACGGAGCAACCGCGCAAAACTCCGGCCAATAAGGCGACAATAACCTTGGATGAATTTAACAAAATCCAAACGGGCATGACATACGATAAAGTGGTAAACATCATCGGAGGCTATGGCGTTGTTATATCCGAATCTGATATTGGCGATACTGAGACAATAATGTATCAATGGGATGGCGAGGGCAGTCTTGGCGCTAACTCAAATGCCATGTTTCAAGACGGAGAGCTTATCTCTAAGGCACAGTTTGGATTGGAATAACAATAGCTCTGTCCCGTAATGGAGCAGGGCTTGTGCAATTATTTGAACTGCAGGAGAGACATAAGATGATGGTTATAGCCGGACTGGCATTCGTTGGACTGATAATATTCGTTTTGGTTGTAACGATTAGGGCAATAACGAAAAAAAGCATTGAAAAATCCTTAATCGGCTTATTTATTTGCTTTACTGTAATGACGTTTGCGTCTATACAGGATTTCAGCAATAACACAGTTAAAGTTAATAAATCAAGCATAACAATGGATGAATTTTGTCAAATAAAAACCGACATGCCATATAATGCAGTTGTTGAAATTATAGGTGCGGGCGGAACCGTAATTTCAGAAACTAAAATCAATAATTATGAAACTATAATATACGAATGGGAAGGTGAAGGGTGTATGGGGGCAAACGCAAACATTACCCTTGGAAATGGTCGCGTAGCTTCTAAGGCGCAATATGGATTAAAATAAAACGGCCCCGTCCAGCAAGGGATGGGCCGCCTGTAAAGGGGTGATAGTTTACATGTCCAAGAAAAGGGGTGCGCGGCAAAACGGACTCGGCGGGATCGTCAATCTCGGTAAGGGCCGAAAAAAGCCATACGGCGCGCGCCTGACCGAGTGGCAACCCGACGGAACGCAGGGGTATAAATATATTGGATGCTACGAAACGCGAACGGAGGCCGCCGCTGCGCTTGCGAAAGCCGCGCTCGCGCCCGTCTCGGACAAAGCGGGCATTACCCTGGGTGAGTTGCGTGACGAGTGGAGAGCACACTATTATAAATTTATCGAGCGGCAGACGCAGGATAACTACAATGCCGCGTGGAATTACATTGCCTCTCTGCAAAAGGTAAAGGTAAAAGAATTGCGTACGGCCCAACTGCAAAAGATTATTGATAACTGCGACAAAAGCCGATCCACAAAGGAAAAAATTAAGGCGCTCTGTCACCTGCTTTGCAAGTACGCAATGGAGAACGATATTATCAACAAAAATTACGCGGAATATATCCGGCTTGAAAAATCCATCCGTGAAGAAAAGCAGGTATTTACAGATTTGGAAATCAAAAAGCTATTCAAATTTGCCGGCTCCGTTCCGGGCGTAGACTGCGTGCTAATGATGATTTATACCGGTTTCCGCATAACGGAATTTTTAGAATTATCTTGCATGAATATCGACCTTAAAGCCCTGACAATCACGGGCGGCTTAAAAACGGAAGCAGGCCGGGACAGAGTGATTCCAATCCATCCGATAATATTAAAATACATCAAAAAAAGATATATAAAAAGTTACACGCCGCTTGTCCGGGATGATTCCGGAAAGGCTTGGACGGCCCGCAAATTCCGAGACGAAGTATTTTATCCGGCCCTTGCCAATGCGGGCATAGAAAAGCGCGTACCCCACTGCACGCGCCATACCTTCGCCTCGATGCTTGATCGCGCCCGCGTACCGGGCGCTGAAATTCAACGCTTGCTTGGGCATACCAACTATGATTTTACCGTAGATACTTACGTCCACAAAGATATTGACGACCTGCGGAAAGCCATAGCCAGCCTTTAATTTGTATATTACGGTGTATATTACCCACTGTTTTTTGATGATTTTCGATGTTCTCTGTTGTGATATTTATTGTAAAACAAAAAGCCCCGCAACCCTTGTAAAATCAAGGAATTGCGGGGCTTTGCGCTGGTCCGAGTGACAGGAGTTGAACCTGCGGCCTCTTGAACCCCATTCAAGGGGGATTTTCAGCATTTACAGGGGCTTGATGGCTGCTTGTATATTACTTTGTATATTACGATCTAAAAGACCGGAGCTTAATTGCCCCGGCTTAAAAATATTTTAATTATTTTTGCAAAAGCCTATTGACATAGTACGTCATGTGGAGTATACTAAAGACAGTTAAGAGAGGCGCAAAAGGGAGGCATAGCAATGGAGCTTAAAAAATGGATGGTTAAAGCAATAAGCGCGGGCAAGGCTCTGGCCGATTCTCACCCCGGTTACTGCTACGAGCGGGCGCTTGACGATTTATCGCTTGACGAGCTGGAGCCATTGCAGGAGCAGGATTTTAAGTATGACGCGTTTTTTAGGGCTGGATTTGTTGGTCGCGAGCCCGAATACGTAGAGGCAATACGTTACGGCGATATCCCCGATTGCGGCAGGTCCATCAACCATGCCGACAACTGTTATGAGGACGGCGTGTCCTGTGTCAAAATCATCCGCACCGCCGATGATATTAATTATCAATCCATTTATGATGTAACGCTTGGATATCAGGGCTTTAAAAAGACAGTGGTCGCCGGCTGGTATCTTGGCGGATCCGGCAGCGACGGCGAACCGCTGCTTTTATGTGCCCAAAAAATAAATGACTGAGGAGATAGTGGCTGTGAAATATAAAGCTTGCATTAATCCGGATCCTGATTTTGATTGTAGGGAATGCAACTTATCAAATTATGGGATGGATTGCCACAATAGAAAAATATACTTCAGCAAAATCAAATCTGCGCGCGAAGTTCGCGGCTGGTCCCAACCCCAACTTGCCGAAAAAGCCGGAATATCAGTCCGCACGCTGCAAAACTATGAACGCGGCGCACGTGATCCGGCAAAGGCCGAAGCGTGGATCATCATAGCGCTGGCCGAGGCGCTGGGCGTGGAGCCGAAAGAGCTGATATAAATAAAAAGAGGGGGGCCGGTTGGCCCCCCCTACTTTTACAATCTTGCTTTAAACGCCGCCCATTGCGCCGAATCCTTTGCCCATGGCGCAGGACAAACCTTGCCCGTCACGTCGTAATGCCGCAGCACGTTTTCGGACGGGATACCGTACTTCGCCATAAGCTCTTTTGTCAGCGTAACCGCATTGGTGACGGTGGCCGCTGTGATGATATAGCTCCCGGCGCTGTCCTTATCGCTGCACATCTCTATGCCGATTGCATTTGCGTTGCGGCATGTCGGATGCTTATATTTTGATGCCCCGACATGATAGGCCGTATCGCCCTCCCGGACGCTCTGATAGGCATAGTTTTCATCAACAAAATAATGCGCGCTTGCCTTAACAACATTGTTTGCAAAATATGTCGCGTTGCCCTTGGCCGTATCCTTAACCCCCGCTGTGTAGTGCAGCACAAGGTATTTGATTGCGGACGTCCGGCCGGCTCTAAAGTTTTTAGTATTGGACTGCTTAAAGGTCGAGGTCATGACAACCTCCAATCTTTTGCAGCGCTGAGATAATCCGCCGTGGTCAGCTTCCTGCCGAGCTTTTGCGCCTCAGCATATAGGCTTTCGCCGATTTTTAAAAGCTGGAATAACTCGCGCTCCGCAACATCCGGTTTCGGTAACTTCACATATCCCCACCCCGTCCGCACGTCGCGCCCTGTGTCGCCAACGTCTACCCTATATGATTTTAGGTATGCGCCCATCTGCGCGGCGCTGAGGGAATATCCGGCCTTGGAAAGCACAAGCTCGTTGACCTTTGCCGCCTGAACCTCAACAACAGGACCGCCGCAGCTTGTACCGTCAAAGCTGTAAACCTTTCCGTTGTCCAGTGCAAACTGAATGTCTGCGAACCCTGCAAAGTCAACGCTTTCGGACTCGGATGTGTAAACCTCCGTGATAACCTTGCCGTTTTTAATGGACACAGCGCCCACGCCGAACCAATAGGGAAGGTCGATGCGCTTGTTATACGCCGCGTCTGCTTTGTTTCCGGCGCTTGCGAACATGGAACAAAACTCAGTAACCCTTGCCATTTCCGCGCTCTCTGCCTGCTTAACGCCCGTGCTTTCACTCCATCCTGCCGTATCTGGCTTGTGCTCCAGCATGTACGGGATGGAATATTTCAGCATGTTTGCGGCTGATTTATCCAATATGACAATCTTGCGTTTGGGCAAAAGCGTATGTACAACCATTGCCCGGAAATACCCGTGATCACTTTTATCCGTTTCGACCTGCCGCGCATCGGTTGCCATGCCGCCCAAAGACGGCTTGCCCGTGTCAAAGCCCTCAAAGGCTACGGACAGTCCGCGTTCGCCCTCATATTTGTGCCACTTGTCAAGGCCGGTAAGTGCTAAAACCTGTTCATTCATTAGATCACAGGCTCGTTTTGCTTGTCGGATTGTTTATGACCCCGAACAACGTCAGCATTTCAAGAATCGCCGTCGCAATACCCTGAAAGGTATCGGACGTGATGCCGATCGCGTCCCAACCCCCGACGAGGCCGACAATCACGACGATCTGCGACACGACCGCCGCCCACATGACATAGGATTTCCAGCGGGACTGAGTGGTTGTTACTTCTGTAGACATAATTTTTACTCCTTTATGATTTAATTTTTAGCTTCGACAATTTCATCAATTCTGTGATGCGCGGATTTTGTGGATGATTCCACGGCTACCATGCGTTCTACCAATCCGTTGTGCTTATCCACCTTGTTTTCCAAGCATTGAATTCGGTAATTGGTTAGCCTGTTTGCCTCACGTATTCCAGCCCTCGACCCTATGAGGGTGCCGACAAGGGATAACCCGGAAACTATTATGGCAACAATTATTGTGGCGGTTATTTCACTCATGGCCTACACTTCCCTTGCCCGCATTATTTCGCTCGCCTGTTCCTGCGTAATGTATTTTAGCTTTACAAATATCTTTAAATTAAAATCTTTGTATATGCCCGCGCGGTATAAATCGCGTATAATGTAATATCTCATAATCACCCCACAAAAAAGTGTTACAGTTCCGCGCTCAGATATCCCGAAGTAAATGATACCGTCACATCGGTCAGCCCGTGCGCAACCTTGTTTAAGATAATATCTCTTGCGGTGTGCGTCCCTAACGTGAAACCCGCCTGGAGGCTTACGGGATAGCCGAAAACCTCAAAGACAGCCGATACGAGCGTAGGCAAGGCCAACCGCATTCCGGCTGCTGCCTGCTGCATGGGAAAGGCCACGAAATCGGCGGCATAATATATCGAGCGCAGCATCACACCCGCTAAATCTCTGTAATACCGCCTGCATATTGCAAGTTGCTCCCCGTAACCCGGCATCCTGAACGGTGTGGCAACCGCGCCTTGCTCCAGCTTTACTTTTGCCAGCGTCCCGGTGCCAAATTCGACAGTCAGATTTGTCCCGCCCGTCACCGCCCCGGTTACGCCGGTCGCGCCTGCTGTCCCCGCCCCGATTTTGCCCTGCGCCGTGCCGGTCCATGACAGGCAGTATGTAGCCGTTTCAAGGCTGACGCCCTCTACGACCTGCTGTAACGATCCCGCCGAGATGGTGAGCGTTGTCACGCCGCCGCTCGCTGCAAACGTATATGTACAGCCGCCTGTCCCCGCTTTCCACATGTCATGACCGTATATTCCGGCGGCGAGCGTTACAGTGCTGGTTACGGCGCGTTGATTGATTTGAAACGCGCCGTTGATTATTTTGTTGTCAGGGTTTTTGATAGCTTGGTCAATCTGTGCGCCCGTATATGTGCATACATATAAACTCATACCGTCACCTCAATAATAAATAACGATGCATCCGGCATATCCTGCGCCGCCCACAGAGGCCGAACCGCCGTCGCCGCCCTCGCCGATATAGTCCGACCCGGAACCACCTCCGCCTCCGCCTCCGCCCCCGTGGCCGCCGCCGCCGCCCTGTCCGTAATTTGTAGCGCCTGCTCCCGCAACAGCCGCGCTGGCCCCAAGACCGCCGTCGCCGCCAATTCCGTAAGTCGGATGCCTTACGCCGTCCGCTCCATTGCCGCCATTGCTCCCGACCGCCGCGCCGCCTCCGCCTCCGCCAACTCCACCAATATTGTTATATATATTTGTTACTCCCGGATCGCCGCCTGTGTATGTAACGCCGCCATATATGACGTCTCCGCCTGCAACCGCTCCGTCCCCTCCGGCCGCGCCGTCCGTGCCGTCCGCACCGTCCTCAGCAAATGTAAGCCCGGTTTTCGGCTCAGAATATCCATCCGGAAATACCCGACCGAGCGCGGATGAATAGGCGTCAAACGTGGTGTTTCCGCCAGCCACGCCAGCCGCACCGCCAGCTCCGCATGAATATGCGATTGTTGAGCCGGACGTGACCGGGAAATTCATCTCTAAAATGTATGCGCCTGTGCCGCAAGCCCCTCCTGTGCCGCCTGCTCCCCCGGTTCCGTCGGCCCCTTTGACAGCCCCGTCCGTTCCAGCCGCGCCCGCCGTGCCGTTAGTACCTCCGGTACCGCCGCCAACCAAAATGGCGCGGATTTTTGTAGTACCCGCAGGTACCGCCCAGTTCCCCGCATCTGTTAATAAAACATAATTTTCAAACCCTGCAATCAGGCTCGGGGGGGTGTATCCGACAAGAAATTCACTGCCCGCCCTTAGCTCAGTCAGCCCCATTTCGATGTCCATTGATTTTATGCAGGTGTTGACGAGCGCCCACGTGTACGGATGCACGACCTTGACAACGTCCCCGGGCCGTTCAGTCCCAAATACCACGTCGGCCTTTATGGACTGCGCGACTGCGAGAAAATCGTAAATGATTTGCGCAACGTCCGGCGCATTAAACGGGCTGAGTAATGTGTTTGCCGTAACGCTTTGCACGTTGTCGGTTTCTGCGCCCGTTGGAGTTGTGCCGACTGTGATAATCCGCGTTATGTGGATATATTTTTGGCCCGTAATGGTCACCGCGCCCGCGCCCGTGAAGGTAACATAATTTACGCCCGACGCCACAATTGATCCGTTTGTGATCACATAATCGTGATGCGGTTCGCTGAATGTTATCGTTTCGGTGGTAATCGACGTGCTGTCATACAGTGTTTCAACGTCGGTTGATTCGATGTAATTATGCTCTGTCACCTGCACTGCCGTCGCCGGAGTTTTGTCAACAATGGACGCGCCTAAAAATACGCGGTCTGTGTCAAATGTCCCCGTTACGGTTTCGGATAACGGCGTAATCCTTAAGGTGCCGTCCACGTTGTTTCGTACCGATCCGCCGATTGCCATTAATAAATACTGTAAATTTGTACGTCTGGATGCATACGGCAGGTATCCGTATACCTGAATCGCCGCGATTTCGGAATCTGCCGTATACGACACGTCGCCCATGATGTCGGCCAGCACGACCGCGACGGTTTCGCCCGTATACAGGCCGCCGAAATGTTTCGATCGGTCAAGCAACCGAATGGCTGAATAGAACGTCATTTCATGCTCGTATTGCCCGGTTTGGTGCAGTTCGTATAAGAAGTATTTGCCGATAAGGGTATCCTCGAAATAATACAAGCCTTGCCCGTTGCTGATAAATTGAGGCGTTGCGTGAACTTCACGGGCGCAAAACTCTTTATCTGCCACATATACGGGGTCAACTGTTACAGATTGCATTTGTATTTCTATGGCGTTCCAGTGATAGCCAACTCCAGGATTTGCGTTCGCCAGCAACCGCCAGTATCTTTTTGCGCTGCTTTCAGGCAAATCAAATGTCTGTAGGGTATAATCGCTTCGCACTAAAGTTATCGTGTCGACATCTGTCCATGCAGAGTTATCCGGGGAATTTTGCACCTTGAAGCTTGATATGGTACTGTCGTAAACTGCGCGCGGCAAGTATGTTAATCTGCGTATGTGCTTATCGCTACCAAAGTCATATCCTATATAAGCAACTCCGCTGACGCCTGTTGAGGTTTGAGACGATCCCCAAAATGTTGACGTGCTATCGTCAAACGCCTTTTCCTTTTCGCCCCCGGCAACATCCCCACCGCTGATTGCAGCTCCTCCGGTGCAAAGGTCGGACGAATAAACGAGTGTTATCCCGCTTAAAATGGATGTCATAAACCAATCATCTGCCGTCTGATCTGCGGCAATAAAGCGCTCCGGAAGGTCGCCTGTTATGACCGGGATTGTCAATACATCTATAGCAAGCGATTCGCCCACCATTGCGTGCTGCATGTCCAGTCCTGCGGAATTGGCGGTGATCTCGTTTTCATAGTCAACGCCATTATAAGTCAGTTTATTTGTAGCCATAAATCACAGCTCCGAAAAGGTAAGATTGCCGATTTGGTAATATACCGCAATGCCCGACCTTACCATTGCGGGTTCGCCGATTATTGATGTGGGTTCACACAAAAATGTTGCGTCTAATCCGGTTTTGATGTCAAAAATTGTCAAGTAAATAGGGCTTGATGCGTACTCGGCAAGAATTAACCCCGCCACTGCTTCCGTGACGGGGTTTGATTTAATTATTACCGATCTTTTGTATGCGATAACGTCAATGTGTCGCGTGCCGTCCATCGTCGTTTTATCGCTCAGTCCCTTGACCGGCTGATATCCAACGGAAAAACCCGATTTGTGGGCATATTTCGTAAAATCTTTGGAATTCATCTTCCATGTTTTGCAAAGCATCACGTCACCCCCAAGATCAAGTTATTTCCGCTGATCATTTCTTGCTGCTGATAAAGCGTATGGACTTCTTTGCGAATCTCACGGGTTCCAATGTTGACCGGAACGGTTATGTTGATTTGATTTGTCTGAGTTCCGCCGCCGTTTAATGCCGCGCGGGTCTTGTCGGCGGGAATAATGGTTCCGCTGGAATTCGGAGTGAATATTTCAGGCCCCAGCTCCCCAACGAGATAACTGCTGCCCGACAGGACTGAACCGCCCGCTGCCCTTGCCCCGGCAACACCGGCCTTATAACCAGTGCTTGCAGCGTCCGCTACGCCCGTAAGTTTGTCCCATACGTCGCTTACAAAATCGCCTATGCTGTCAATAATTTCCTGAAAAAATTCGAATATTTTTTTAGGCAAAGCGGTTACAAAATCTATCACTCCATCGACAATCGCCTTGCCCAGCTCTCCGGCTGCGTCTTTGGCATCCGTTACAAAATCCTTTATTTTCTGAACCATGTTTGTAAACCACGTCGCAATAGCTGCCGGCAGGTTTTTGACAAAATCAATGACGCCGTTTACAATGTTTTGGCCTATCTCTTTTGCCTTAGCCCACATGTCGGAGCCCCATGCTTTGATATTTTCGAATGCAGCCGCCAACCACGCCGCGATATTCCCCGGCAAATCCTTAAAAAACTGTATTATGCTTGCGATGCCATCTCCAATTTTTGTGACCATCCAGCCGATGCCATATCCGATATAGTACGGGATTTTAACGGTAAACAAATCTACTAAAAACGCCCCGATTTTACCGGGGAGTTCCGAAAAGAAGGTTACGAGTTCGTTAAATTTCTGAGGTATGGTAACGGTAAAGAACGTAACAATGCCGTTCCAGATGTTGATTGCCGTATCGCTGATTGCTTTCCATACCGAAGCTGCCGTTTCCTTGATTCCTTCCCATGTCTTTATCAAAAATGCACTAATTTCATCCCAGTTTTCGTATAACAATAAGCCGATGGCAACCAGGGCGGCTATTGCTAAAACGACAAGCCCTATCGGGTTTGCGCTCATTGCCGCGTTTAACAGCCACTGCGCCGCCGTTGCCGCGCCGGTTGTTGCGGTCATTGCAGTTTGTGCCGCCGCCAGCCCGCCCGTAGAAAGCGCCTGCGCAATGGTGATCAGGTTCATTGCTTCTTGGGCGATTGTCGTACCGATCGTTGCGACTTTATATGCAATCATACCCGCCACAACGCCTGCCAATATCGGGCCGAATATATTGAAATTGTCTGAAACAAATTTCACGGCGTTGCCGATTGCGTTAAATGCATCCCGCACCATCGGCAATACTGCCGCCGCCAACGGTTCGACCGTCGCTTTTATCGTAGCGAATGCGTTCGTTACAAACTCCTGAATCGCGGGCATTTTGTCGCTGAACCACGTGAGCATATTTGACAATATGGGCATTAACGCGCCGCCGATAGATTCTTTTACCTCTCCAAACTGATTCTTAAGTATTTCAAGCTTACCGGCGAAGGTAGTTCCCGCAGCCTTGGCAGCGCCGCCGAACTCGGTTTCAAGCTCTTTGAGTATCAGCTTTTGTGCGCCCGCCGCATCTCCAGTCTCGACCAATGATTTAATTAATGCTTCTTGTTCATCTGTTAGCATTACGCCAACGCGCCTTAATGCCGTTACGCCACTAATTGGGTCTTGCAGCGCCTTGCCCAGCTGGATTGCGCTTGATTTAACATCCTGCCCCAACGCCTGCGACATGTTGAGCATGGTTTCGGTGGCTTGCGGAAATATATCTTTGCCTATGTTTGTAAAGGTCAATAGCAGATTGTCGCCCGCGATAATGGCATCGTCTGAAAACTTAGTGGTTTTTTGCAAGGCGCTGGCCATGTCCGTTACCGATTTAGCGGTTACGCCCGCCTTGCCGCCCGTAGACGCCAGTACGGTATTCAGTTGCGATAAGTTGTTTTCGGCCTCTGCCGCGTCCTCGATTGTGCTTTTAAAAAAGCTCCCGACAACCTTTATGGCCCCGATTGCCGCCGCAGCCGTTACCAACCTACTAAATCCGGACGACACCTTGCCTACCGTTGAATCTGTTTTGTCTGCAAACTTCGAAATGGTATCTCCGGCCTTTGAAAAATTTGTATTTAAATTTGATATGTTAGCTTCGATCCTAACGATCAAAGCGCCGACGTCCTCATTTGCCATGTATTGTCACCGCCTTTACGGGCAGATTAAAGGCGCTCATTGCTGAGCGCCCATTAAATGAAAGCCTGATCGACATACACGCCGTTTACCGGTTTATCCGATAATTCCGGCTTGACTTCTTGTTGTTTTGCCGTGGCTAACAATTCCTCGTAGGAAATGAAGTTGCTTTTATCCATGTGCGGACGCAATGCAATCCACAATTCCCATGTTTTTTGTTCAAGCTCGTGCTCTTTAATTTTTAAGAATTGAGCGATAAAATCATCAATCGGCATATTTAGGACGAAATTTATATCATGATAATTTCGTAAAATGGAATCATACAAATCTGCTGCGTCTATTTCGCAGCAGACTTGAAAAAACTGATATTGTCCCCGCTGAAAAGGTCTTGCAGCAATTTGATGAAATCAGATAAATCCATATCCGAAATAGCTTCTGGCGTTGTTTCGTTAACATCAGCTAAAAAGGCGAAAAAGTCATTTTCTGCCTTGCCGTAATTTTCAACAATCCCCCATATCAGATCGGCCACTAAACTGCCTTTCGTTGTTTTTTCGCCATTAACCGCATTGCCGAACGTGGCTTTCAGCGTATCTTTCAATTCCATTTTTGCAATAATTTTTGTAAATGGCGCTATGTCCTTTGCCTTTAATTTGCGCATAACAATTCTCCTTTTATTTTTTAAAATGTTGGGGGAGCGGTTGCTCCCCCGCCGTTAATTAAAGCCCTTACGCTGAGGTGGTAAATTTGTATGTGTGGGCCGCCGTCATGGCGATACCGCGAGTGTCCTTTACGCCAATGCCAATAACGACATTGTAGGTCGTGGACGCGGTCATAGCGCCCTGTGTGAGTGTTATGGTTTCGCCGCCAACAGACTGCGAAATTGCAGTAATCGGGATGGTAAGAGAACTGGTCGCCTGAATAATGGTGAAATTGCCCGCCGAAACCGTACTTGACAAAATCGCCTCGCTAAATGTAATGGTAAGATTTGTGGTCTGCGTGGCAGATGTGCTGGCCGCAGACGGTACGGCGCTTGAAAACAACGGCGCTGTGGTGTCCGCTGTCGGGTCATATACGGCAGTAAACCAGCCCGTGCCGGTCGCGGCTGTGTAATCGTCCGCATCGTCACGCGTGGAGTACTTATACTTCCCGTCATAAATGCGCGCAACGAACTTGCCGTTCAGCGTTGGTGTCTGCCAACTGATAGAATCGCCCTTTGTTTCGTGTTCCATGGAGGGCTTGCTGAATTTGCCCTTAAGGAACCAGTAGTATGAATACCCGCCGTTGCTGCGCTTTGCCCTGAATCCAAACGCCGTGTCAACGGGCTGATCGGTTGCGGTTTCTTCCATTACGCCGCCTGTAATGGTATGTCCCATTAACGCCGCATAGTCCTCCTGTGAGATATCCGCTATGCCAACGTCAAGTTCCAGTTCGCCTATCGTTTCTGCGGTATCATACGGCCCATCATCGGCAAAAAGCGTGGCAACCTCCGAATTTGGATTGTAGGATACCGTCATTGCTCCCTTAAGAGGAACGGGCGTGTCATAGCTCACAGCCGCCGACGTGTCCGATACAAGCAACGAATAATAGAACTTGTCGAGGCCAATTAAAACTTTTTTAGCCATTTAATGTTTCCTCCCCCGTTAAAAGTTTGGGTCTGAGTAGTCAACCCTGTACCGCATTGCCTTATGTATAATTTTTGTATCCGTTTCGTACAAATCCTCGCAAGCAACCCGCGCAAACTCCAAACCGGTCATAATGCTATCAACAGCTTGCGCGTATGCGGTAAGGCTTGACTTTCCCCATAAATCGATTTGGTATGTGATTCCCGCCGCTATTTCCTGATTGTCAGCCGATAAGCTCACGTTATTTGCAATTTCAAAGTAGCTTACAGACGGCAAACTAATAAAATTCGGCGGGTAATTTGGATAAATGCCTGTCATTGTAGATAAGGCGGTTGCAGATTGCAAAGCTGTTACAACCGCCGATTTTATGCTGAGCATTACAAACCGCATCCTTCCTTAAAAGCTTTAGCAAGCATCTTTAAAATCTTTTGCTTGTTGTTTTCAAGAGCTGGATACAAATACGGTTGTGCGCCCATTCGTGATGTGCCGTACTCAACGGATTTGGCATATTGAACATTTGTTCCAACCTCTGCGGAAATGTTATTGGAGCTGCTTTCGGAAAGGCGCGTTGCAATACTGCTGCGCAAACGTCCTGTGTCAACAGGCACATTTATTTTTGCGTCACGCTCGACAAGCATTCCTGCTTGCATAACGGCTTGTTCTTGCTGCGTATACACCTGTTTCCCGATTGATTTAAACTTGTCGGCAAGCGCTTTGCCGCCCTCAATGCCAACCTTATTAGCCATTATCCCGTCACCGGCTTTACAATCGCTTCACAGTGATTTCCGTATTTTTCAATGCGGTAAATGTCATATGTGCCGACGCCGTCAACAATCCTGCCGCCCTCTTGCGCAACCGTCGAGGCTTTCAGGAAAAACAGGTTGGTTATGCCAGAATCGGATATTCCGTACTCTTTAAACACAATTTCACCGGACAACGGTTGCTTGTTTGCACGCTCTATAGTCTGCGAAGCCGTCCACAAAATAGCCGATGGATATCCCTCTGCGTCATACGTCGTGTTGGCGCTGGACGGCGCGGATTGAAGCGTCACGCTGATATCAAGCAGCATTAAAACACCACCTTTTTATAGGCGCTTAACACACTTGCATGTTGGTCAAGCAGCGAATTTTCGCTCCACACATACGTCAACTTACCTTGCGTCAACTGCTTTAATCCAACGGTTCCGTCCTGCTGTTGCCCGTACAAATCGGAAGCTATGTTAATAACGACGTCCTCCAAGTCATACGGAAGCGTGCGCGACGTTTCCGGCGTTAATGTGTACCCCGCCGAGTACGTGACCTCTATATTGTCAATGGGCGCTGTAGGCTCACCTACAAGCCCTGTAATGTAGCCGCACCACGTCCATCCATTGTCCTTAAACACAATGCCCTGATCCAGATACGTACTGTCGCTCGTCACATAATCCGTACCGGCAGTTAACGCCGCACTATCCACCTCAATCGAGGCAATAGAATTAACCGGGTATTGATTTAAAACAAGCCTTTGCCGTCCTGAACCTTTGTAAAATTCATCGTATGCGTCGGCTATAAATCTGCGGTTACAGTATTTAGATACCATGCCGGATGCTGAATTAATGTTGCGTTCAAGCATAGAATCCTTGCTGTAATCCCACGCAAAATAA